GCGTATAAATAGGAGAAAACAATGGACAATGAATTGAACAGCGAACACAGGAACGCCCGCAGCGGTGTGCTGGCGGAGGCCGATACGCTCATCAACGGCGAGCGTCAAAAGCACTACGGCACGCCGCAGGAGAACTTCGCGGCCATCGCGCAAATGTGGTCGGCATATCTCGGCACCAGTGTATCACCCGCCGACGTTTGCAACTTGATGGCGTGCCTCAAGATTGCCCGCCTGCGCAATGGCGCTCACAGGGACTCATCGGTTGACGGATGCGGCTATCTTGCGCTGGGTTATGAACTAGACACCAACGGCTAACTCGCGCAGCGTCTCGGTCAACGCGGCAGGCGTAAAGTCTGCCGTCTTGACCCTGACAAACGTCTGCGACATCAGCGGATCGTTGCCGCGCACGAACAGCACAGTCGGCCCGTGCTTACCGTCGATGCACAGCGCAAACCAGTCTGCGCTGCTGTTGCCTATGCGGAACCCTGCCGACGCACCTCGCGCAGTGTAGCACGTCTTGACCTCAATTGAGATGATCCGACCATCTGGTCGCACGGCGACGACATCAAACCGCCCGTCTGATCTGGTCGCCTCACAGCCCACGCGCTCCAACAGGTAGCAGACGTAATACTCGCCAGAGCGTCCGATGGATGTCGCTTGTCGGCTCACTGGCAGGTGTCGGCCCACGTCTCATTGTGAATGACAATGTTGACCAGCAGATCGCGATCCGCTTGCATTAGCGTATCAATGGTCTGCGTGCTGCCGAGCCAGAGCGGCTCAGCAAGGTCGCAGTAATTACCGTTTGTCGGCGTCTGGGCGCAGGAAGCGAGCAGCCCGCTCGCCAAGGCCGACATCGCCAAGCGTCTCAATCTCATGCTCTCGCTCCATCCGTTCAAGCGCAGCATCGAGGCGGTCCTCTGCCTGCTTGCGTGCCATCTCATTTAGCTTGGCGTCAACGTATGCAGACCGCCAGTGCAGCAAGCCAGCGACAAAGGCCAGCAATGCCAGCGCGTAGATTTGCAGGCGCAGGGTCATCGAACGCCCGCCGACCAGTGCTTGATCCGCTCGCGCAGGATAAACAGCGCCAACGCGCCGATTACAAAGCAGCCTACCAGCGCAATGATCTGCGCAGTGCCGTCGAGCGAATTTAACGCCCCTACAGCGCCGCCAACGGCTGTGGCACCCTGCACGACGCTAGATTGCACCGTGCGGCTCTGTACGGCGCTCTGGCGGCCCTGTGGCGCCTCTGCTGGCACGACGGGAACTGGCGTCCAGAATAATGCGACTTCGGCCTCACGACGGCGCACAAGGCCAGCCAGCACTTTGCCGCCAGCTTTGTTCCAGAGTTTGATCGCGGCTGCTGCTTTTGCCTTGTCGCCATGGTTTAGCCAGCGAAGGCAACTGCTTTTCCGATAGCCCGTCATCCCAATATTGTATGCCAAAGAAACCATTGCCGCGAACTCGTTTTCATCGACGGGGGCCGTGATGACAGCCTCGACGCCCGCAGCGAACTTTGCGACGGATTGCTCAAGATACCACTCGGCCTCGGCTTCAGTGATGACCATGCCAGCCTCTGGCTTGATGCCGACGCCAGCACGGGCCGTCGTGCCATAGCCAATGGTCCAGACGCCTGCTGGGCATTTGTATGCCTCCAGCTTCAGCCCTTCGAACTCTTTGATCAGATCAATGCCAGCTTTGTTAACTTTCATTTGCGTAATGCTTCCTCTATGCCGTCCAATTTCTCGAACACCCGCGCGAAGTTTGATCTGACCTCTTTGAACTCACGATCGTGCGCGGCTTTGGTTGCTTCGACCTGTGTCTTTAGCACCTCGATCTCGGTGTGATGGCTGTTGATCTTGGTGTAGATCATCCAGACAAACGCGACGACAGGGACAACGATATATTTCAGAAAGAGGTCGAGAGTTTCCAATGCTTTTTCCCTTATGCTACGTCGTCAATGATCTGGACGCGGATGTAACCATCATTTGGGAACGTCTCGATGCTGGCGTCAGCATATGTGACCTCAAACTCGGCCTGATACGACCCAATTTCGGCTGTGTCAGCCGCCTGCCAATCATAGCGCACAGTTCCTTCCAGCGGCGTGACGATGACCGCTGCCTCATCAACGACAACCGCAGTTGACCCGATCTGACGCATGTGGAAGCGGATCGATCCGCCCGTGACGTTGACGGCGTTGCCATCCGCGTCTTGCAGTGTCGCCAACAACGCTGGGCTGGTGTCGTTCTGTTTGATGTAGAAGGTCATCTAAGCGGCCTCATTTGGTTGCAGGACTATGACGCCGTTCGGCGTGGTGTTTAAAGGTGTAGCCGAATTTGGGGCCGATGCCACTACAGCAATGCCGTTCGGGCCGACATGCGGAAGTATAGCAGAATTTGGCGCTATTGCCACAACCGTGATATTGTTTGACGGGTTAGATACATGAACCCGACGCCGAACGCTGGCGTTTGCATAGATAGACGGGACACGCGGGTTGCCAGTCGTTATGTCGTCGCCGTCAAAGTCGAAGTTGAAGGTGACTATGCACTGCGACGGCGGAACAAGCGATGCGCCAGTCACGATGTTGCCTGCAAGCAAGCCGTGATCTTGCTCGATTGTAGCATCGCCGAGAACTGGGCCGTCAACTGTCAGGTCGTCCGCAACGCAGTGAACGGTGATAACCGCGTTGGATGGGCCAACAACAGGAGGCGCTGTGTTTATATTTGCTGCTGCCAGTATGTGCGTCTGCACAACTGCTGAAGCACCCAATGCCGCCGCACCTGTCGTGATACCCACAAGGCTCAGGTCATGCTCTTGGCTTACATCAGAAGAACCAACGGCAGGCGCACCAGCGGTAATGTCATCAGCATTGATTACTGTCGCCAGTGTGACCGAAGGAGACCCAACAATAGGCAAACCTGTGGTGATAGCCGTTGGTGCTAAGTCATGGTCTTCGACCAGCGTTGACGGCCCAATAACAGGCGAATTTGCCGTCAAGCCTTCCGCAGAAAGGTCTTGGTTCTGATCAACAGTAGAGGCACCGACAACAGGCTGACCCGTAGTAATAGGACTAGCCGTGAGTAGGTGAACGACCTCACCGACAACCCCATCATCTCCGAGAGGTGCAGAGGCTAATGGGGAAAATCCGAGCATGTGTTACCTCAAGGTTTAGTGGGCCATGTGACGCTGTAAGGGAAACCCTCTTGGCTTGTTATATCACGAAGTGCTTGACGATACAGTTCCCATTCTGCGGGAATGTTCTGACCATGTTCGGATGACTTGATGACGATCCAGTCAGTCTCTTGCAGCAGGCCATCACGGCGAGAGCGAATGTTACGCCCTGCTTGCTCAAGCGGTTGCTGCTCAACGACATGGGGCAAAGACCAGTTGCCGACAGCATCCTGCTCAAAATTGCCATCAATAACCCTTGACGACAGGCTGTCGTATTCAGGGGCCGATGGTCGTGTGTATGCGTGCACGCCATAGCTTGCCAGCAGTTCATCAGGGATTTGCTTCGGAAAGCTGGTGTTTGGATTGTCACGGCGCAGTTGTCCCAGTGTGTATTTGGCTGGGTTGCCGTTTGTGAGTTTCAGGTGCATTTAGGTGGCCTCCTTTATGCGAAACGTGCCGCTACGGAACAATGGAATTGATCGGGGTTAGACAGAGAGACATCAAAAGTCTTGCTGCCACTACTGCTATCAAACCCCCCCCAAACTTCTGCAAAATTATTGCTTTCCATCTGAAAGTTATAGACTTCTGTAGAGTTTGTGACGGATGTACTGTTGCTGTCGTTTGAAGAAACGCCTACAATGTAAAGACCTTGAGACGCATCGCCAACCGTTAAAGATGATGATCCATCGCCTTCAGCACTGTCTGTGAAATCTGGAGAAACCCCAGCAGGCAAAGAGAAAGTGCCTATTGCTGTTCGAAGTTGAGTACCGCCAAAAGTCACAACAATGTCCCCTGTAAAACTGCTTGCAAGGGATATGTAATAAACTCCAGTTA